GGGAATAGAAGGTCATGGTGCCATAATAGATGACGCGGGTGGCGCGGGCAAGGCTGCACTAAACTGTGTTGCGTAAAAATAAAAAATAAAAAATTGTTTGCGGACGGTGCCCGTGACAGCCACGCGCCCGCCGGCCCCCACCCCCCCCTCCAGCATTCCTGGCCACAGCCTGCGGCTACATGTCGCACCAGATCGGCGCGGTCATTTCCCCCGGCTGGGCGGTTTGGGCAGCGACAATCCAACCGGCTGGCGCGCCAGCTTGCGCGGTCATTGTTGACCTTGGCGGTTTGGGCAAAGCGCAAACAAGAGCCACATCACGCACCAGCTTGCATGACAATCTGACAATCAGGGTGCGAAAAGCGGAACAAGCGGGGAACGGTTAGGCGGATTGTCAAATTGTCATGGCAATTTCAGTTCAGGTCAGAACGGATGGGTGCGCAGCGCCACCATTCGCGCCAGCGTTACAGCGTATTACCTATATAATACACTTATTTTTTTTTTAAATTGATAACATCAACACTACCTAAATAGCCTAACTCCCTCCCAGCCCCTTGGATCCCCACGCAAAAAGCCTAGGCAGTTTTTTGGATTACACAGCCCAAAACGCCGCCTAACGTGACAATCCAGGCTAACATTACAAATTCGTAAGGATGCAAACAAATGTGTTGCAAGGCATGCGCGCGATGCTATGAAGGGTGCATCAACAACGAAGGGAAACGCAAATGTACCGCATCACCACACATCACGACGACCGTCACCATCCGCTGCACGGCGACATCCGCACCGTTGGCAGCTTGGGCACGTTGCTGGCCATTGCGCTGGCCACCTTCGAAGACACCATGCCCGCCGAACTGGCAGACTTGCTGCCGGGCGAACGCTGCGAGGCTTACGGCTTCGGCGTTGAGTACACTGTGGAGCGCGTAGCATGACCCCGCTGCAATCAGACGCCCTTGCCATGCTGGCGCTGTTCATCTGCATCGCCGTGCTGGCCATCATCTGACACCACACCACACAATCCACTAAACGAAAGGAAACGACACCATGACAACCGTTCCCGAACTTTGCGCACGCTGCAACAGCTGGATAATCGTCGACGATGGCACGCCTGTCATTGAGACATGGAGCCGCGACTATGTCGACACGATCGCCAGCCGCAACGCGCCAGGCGTTGCCATCTATACATCCCTGCAATGGCTGCAGCGTTTCAACGCCAGCGTTGCCGCCTGACAATCCACTACACGAAAGGACACTACTATGACAGCCGAACAGATAGCAGCGAACGCTATCGCCACGCATGGCCCTGCCAACGCCGCGCGCATCTACCGAGAGGCCGAGGCCGCCCACTACAGCGAAGCGCAACGGTGCGACAGCGCCAGCGATGAGCGCCGCAAGGAACAACTAGCAGAAGGATACGGCCGCATCGCTGCTATCATTGAACAACTCACAGGAAAGGCTTGAGCCATGAAACTCAATGACAGAAACTATCTTCGCACCTTGCCCACGCTGGCGCTGTTAGACGCTGCAAAGCACGATAGCGAATTGGCCCTTGTGCTGGCCGAGCGGCTAACCGAGGCCCAGGCCGACATTGCCAAGCTGTGGCGGCAATACGATGCCATGCAAGCCGCCCGCGATGACACCTAAGCATGGCCGGCCTGTGCATCGCGCTGGCGCTGCTGGCGCTGGCCCTACTAATCGAGGAAGACAGATAATGAACAGCACATCACCGCGCCTAGAGCGCGATATCTTGCAGGACGCTGCTGCGGCCATCGCAGAGCATGACAGGCTGCACATCGCCACCCGCGCCCTTGACGAACGCATCACGGCCCTGTGCCGCGAGTATGGCGACTGCACCCGGCGCTGGGGCTACGCCCCACTACACCTTCGCCGCGCTGTCGAAGCAAGGGGGCTGCTGTCATGACGCGCAAGGCTATCATCGCCAATCGCGTGTTCTGGTGGCTGTACGATGACGGGCGCAAGGAGCGCATCTACGCGAACGAACGTATACGCGCGCACCTGTCGCAAGTGGCCTCTGTAGACGCGCGCATGGCCAAGGAAACGGCACCCAAGGGCCGGACGAACAATCCACCCAGGCCGCCAGGCACCGCGCCCACGCTGCCTGCTGCGGATCGAGACATCAGCAACAAGACGCTAACAGAGCTTGCCTTCGATTACGGCTGGGGGAGCGTGTACCGGTTCAGCGAGGCGTTGCGGAAACATCGCCGGCCTGTCTATGAACAGGCGCGCGCCAACGGTAACGCCAAGTCAGCCGCCAATCTGATGGCACCGTCACATGAGTAGCTCTAGCGCATCTCTCCCCCGGCACTATTACGTGTGGGTAAACCAGTCGTTCATCCGCGAGGGCGGCACCGGCTATGAACCGGCGGTCTGGTTTGGCCTGCACAGCCATCCAGGCCGCGCATGGGGCTGCCATGTGATGCTGGAGTGTGGAGCGTTCTACAGGGGCTTGCCGCCCCATGCGCTGGCGTTCAGCGCCACGCCAGCCTGCACCGACTGGACACTGCCTCAAGCGCAAATCTGGGACTGCTACGGGCGCGACTTCGCGCTGCTGATCTACGATTATCTGGACGGGTTGCGGGTGCGCGTCAAAAGCGGCGAAACGGGTGAATATCTGTTCACTGCGGTGCCGCAGGGCGATGCGTTCACGCATGATCCCAGCCAAGGCAAAGAATTTATGTTCATCCGCACCACGGGCGACAGGCTCACCATCGTACCGACGAACAATCTGCTGTTTGAGGAACGGTCATTCACCGTCGATCAGGGCTGGCCACGTCTCAAAAAGTCCATTGAAGTCTGGTCATGCGAATGACCGTTGCAGCACAAAGTTTGACGTGCCATACCAACTGTCCAAACAAGGGGAACGACAATGCAACACAGTAGGATCGTCGGCGGATCGACCGCCAAGCGCGTCATCGCCTGCCCAGGCAGCGTGGCGCTGGTGGACAAGATGCCACCGAGCCCGAGCAGCAGCTACGCCAACGAAGGCACCTTGCTGCATGACACCATTGCGGACGTGCTGGACAAGAACAAGCCGCCGGAGTTCTATCTGGGGCGCACCCATGAGGGCATCACGCTGGATGAAGACCTGATCGAGCGCAAGCTGCGCCCGGCGCTGGCCGCGCTGGATGAGATCGACCCAGAGGGGAGGATGGAATATGCTGTCGAAAGCCGGGTGGGTTTTGGGGATTATCTGCCTGACGTTTTTGGTAGTACTGATTTTCTGGGCCGCATTGGTTGGCGCGCTGTTGTGCTGGATTGGAAATTCGGCGATGGAATCCCTGTCGGCGCTGAGGAAAATGCGCAACTGATGTTCTACGCCGCTGCCGCCATGCGGACGCCGACAACGCAGTGGGTGTTCGAGGGTGTGGAGGAGGTCGAACTGATCATCGTGCAGCCGCCCAGCGTCAAGCGGTGGGTGACCACGGTGGAGCGCATCAAGGCGTTCGAGGCTGACTTGAAGGCCGCCGTCACACGGGCGCTGAAACCCGACGCGCCGCTGAAGGCGGGCGACCACTGCAAATGGTGCACCGCCAAGCCTGTCTGCCCGGTGATGACCGGCGCTGTGGATCGCCTGCTGGCGACCAAGCTGGACGCCGTCCCGGCGGATCAGATCGCGCACTATCTGGATCAGGTGTCGCTGGTAGAAGATTTTATCGCTGGCTTGCGGGCGCTGGCCGGGCAGATGCTGACTGAGGGTAAGCCGGTGGGTGACTGGAAGTTGGTGCCAAGGCGACCAGTTCGCCAGTGGGCCAACGCGGAAGAAGCGCACGAATGGATCGTCCATAACCGCCCTAAAGGCTCAGATATTGACCCTTATGAACTGAAGCAAAAGTCGCCCGCGGCGATTGAGAAAGAGTTTAAAAAGCACAAGATCGAATTGCCGGCTGACCTGGTGGTCGCCGTCTCCACAGGTAACACTCTGGCACCGGGGAATGACCCCCGGCCCGCGGTGTTGCAAATCGGCCATACGCTTAAGAAGGCAATGGCCAAAATCCAGTAAGGGAACACAATCATGTCGAATGAACTCTCCAAGTTTGGCGGCTCTAATCTGCCGTCTGTGAAGTCTCTGGCGTCGGCGCTGCGCTCCATCGAATCGTCGGCTGGTGCTGGCGGTATGGCCATCCTCAAGATGGACAAGACCGGCCATTGGGTCTTCGGCGCCGATCAGACCGAGGTCGAGGACGACAGCCTGTGGGCCGTCAACCCGTTCTCGTTCGTCCACGGCTACATCGCTTGGGGCGACGGTGAAGTGCTGGCCGAGAAGATGGTCAGCGTTTCTGAACCGCTGCCGGAACTTGACCCCGCGCCTCCGTCCGCCAAGCGCGGCTGGGAAATGCAGATCGGCATGACGCTGGCCTGCACGAACGGCGAGGACGAAGGTCTGCAAGTGCGCTACAGCGTGACCAGCGTGGGCGGTAAGCGCGCCGTGCAGGGCCTGGCCGTGGCCATCGCTGAACAGGTGGACAAGGATCAGGACAAGCCCGTGCCGGTGGTGCGCCTGAAGAAGGAACACTACCAGCACAAGAGCTATGGCCGCATCTTCACGCCGGTGTTTGACATCGTGAAGTGGTCGGGCATGGACGCAGCCCCGGCGGAGGAAGACGCTGAGGAAGCGGAAGCCCCGGCTGAGGACGCACCGCGCCGTCGGCGCCGCGTGTAAACTGGGCAGCGAACGCCGGGGCGGGTTGGGCCGCCCCGGCTAGTAGCGGATGAAGTGAGGCATCCATGAGCATCCTATGGCTCGATTTCGAGACGCGCAGCCGCTGTGACTTGCCGGCCAAAGGCGTCTACAACTACGCGCAGGACGCCAGCACCGACGTGCTGTGCATGTCCTACGCATTCGACGATGACGACGTGCGGACGTGGACGCCTGACCAGCCGTTCCCGGCTGACGTGCGCCACCACACCGGCCAGATCAGGGCGCACAACGCCGCGTTCGAGCGGCTGGTGTGCTGGTACGTCCTACAGATCGACTACGCGCTAGAGCAGTTCTACTGCACCGCAGCGCAAGCCCGCGCCAACTGCGCGCCGGGCAGCCTGGAGGACGTGGGCCGGTTCGCTGGCGCGTCCATGAAAAAAGATCATCGCGGATCACAATTGATCCGGCTGCTGTCGATCCCGCAGGCGGACGGCACCTTCCGCGACGACCCCGGCCTGATGGCCGAGATGGTCGCCTACTGCGAGAGCGATGTGCGCGCCATGCGCGCCGTCAGCCAAGCGCAGCGCCCGCTGTCCGCCGATGAGTTGCGCGACTACCACGTCAACGAGCGGATCAACGACCGCGGCGTGCTGCTGGATCGCCCGCTGGCGCTGGCTGCCGTGCAGTACGCCGACGCGGAGTCAACCGACATCCAGCAGACGGTCGAGGAGGCCACCGGTGGCGAGATCACGTCCGTCCGCAGCCCCAAGATGCGGTCGTGGGTGCTGGATCGCGTCGGGCCGCAGGCGCTCAAACTGGCGACGGTTTACAAGGACGGCGAACCCAAGCTATCAATCGACAAGAACGTCCGTTTCAATCTGTTGGCTCTGGCAGAGGAAAACCCCGATGAAGTACCGCCCGTCGTCGCTGAAGTTATCCAATGTGCAGACGACCTATGGGCGTCGTCAGTTGCAAAGTTTGCGCGCGCGGCTGCGCTCTCAGACGATGAGGATCAACGAGTTAGAGGAGCGTTCGTATTCGCTGGAGGTAGTGCTACAGGCCGCGCTTCATCATTTGGACTGCAAGTTCATAATTTCCCACGACGATGCGCCGACGACCCTGCACTAGCACGGCAGGCAATGGTGCGCGGCCACAAGATTGTGCCGCAGTTCGGACGCCGGATCACGGACGTGCTGAAGGGGATGCTGCGCCCGGCGCTGATGGCGCCCGAAGGCAAGCGGCTGGTGGTGGCCGATTGGGCCGCCATTGAGGCGCGGGTGACGCCTTGGGCGTCGAACACGAACAGCGGCGCAGAGAAGCTGGGCATCTTCGCGCGCGGTGAGGACGTGTACAAGCACAACGCCGCAGCGACATTCCACGTCCGCTACGATGACGTGGACAAAGACCAGCGCCAGATCGGCAAGGTGCAGGAGTTGGCCTGCGGCTTCGCCGGCGGCGTGGGTGCCTTCGCCAGCATGGGCCGCATCTACAACGTCATCCTGACCGAGAGCGACAGCCGCAAGATGGTGGACGGCTGGCGGCGGGCGAACCCGTGGTCGGTCAACTACTGGACGGCGCTGGAGCGGGCGTACACCGGCGCCATGCGCCACCCAGGCAAAGAGATCGCCGCCGGGCGCGTGACATATTTGTTCGACAAGCAGCATCTTTGGTATGCCCTGCCGTCAGGCCGTGTGCTATGCTACCCGTTCGCCCGCTTCGATGAGGAGGGCAACATCACATACGCCAAGGCGGCGTGGAAGCCCGCCGCTGACGCAAAGGAATGGCCCCGCGCCCGCCTGTGGCGCGGACTGGCCTGCGAAAACATCACACAGGCCATCGCCAATGATCTGCTGCGGCACGCGCTGCGGCGGTTGGAGGAAGAAGGATTCGACGTAGTGCTGCACGTCCACGACGAAATCGTGCTGGAGACCGACGCCAGCACCGCCGAGGACGCCGCCGCCGCGCTGGTCAAGATCATGTGTACACCGCCGCACTGGGCCGCTGGCCTGCCGCTGAACGCGGAAGTGGCCATCATGCAACGTTATGGAAAGGGTTGAGCGATGAGTGAGGATCGCACCAAGTTTATCGAATACGTCACCAAGTTGGCGTTCGAGACGGGCGAGACGGCGCTGCTGCTGAAGCAGAAGCCGACGCTGGTCGGCGGCGAGATGGTCTACCACGGCGATGGGGCGCCGAAGGCCACCTTCCCGTCGTTCCTGCCGGCCAAGGCCAACATCAAGCCGGGCGACGCATGGTACGTCAACACCGGGTCGTTCATCGTTGACCGCTTCGTGGACGGCAAGCCATCGGCCAAGTCAGAGAACGTCGAGTATGTCCTGTTCATGATGCTGGACGACATCGGCACCAAGTCCAAGGAGCCGCCGCTGGCCCCGACGTGGATCATGGAAACGTCCGAAGGATCGTTCCAGTGGGGCTACGCCTTCAGCGAACAGCCGTCCAAGGCGGACTTCACCGCGGCCATCACCGCCATTGCAGATGCGGGTTACACTGACCCAGGCGCGACCAACGCCGTCCGCAACTGCCGCATCCCCGGCAGCGTCAACCTGAAGCGGGGCCGGAACAACTTCGAGGCGCGGCTGGTCGAGTTCCACCCAGACCGCGAGTACACGCTGGACGACGTATGTCAGGCGCTGGGCGTTGTGCCGCCCGAATCGGACACCGCCGAAATCCGAAGCATCAAGATACGCGACACCGGCCAAGACAACGTGCTGGCGTGGCTGTCGGACAACAGCATGGTGCTGTCGCGGGTCAACAACGAGGGCTGGTGCGGCGTCGTCTGCCCCAACCATGCCGCACACTCGGACGGCAGCATTGAGGGCCGCTACAAGCCGCTGGATCGCTCCTACTGCTGCTACCACGGCCACTGCCAAGACCTGACCAGCACGACGTTCCTGAAGTGGGTGTCGGACAACGGCGGCCCGACCGTGACGCCAGGGCTGCGGGATGAACTGATCGCCGAACGGATGCGGCTGATGGCTGAGAAAATCTCGCCGACCGAAGCGTTCCCGGATCAGGCTGCTATCACCGTCAAGGAGGTGGAGCGCAAGGAAGCCGGGCGGCTGTTGAAGACCGAGTGGTTCGACCGCTTCGCCTACGTGCAGTCCGACGACAGCTACTTCGACATGGTGACGCGCCAAGAAGTGCCGCGTAACGTGTTCAACGCGTTGTTCCGCCACGTCGATTGCCGGTCGATCCACAACAACAAGCGGCAAGTTGCCGCGTCGGTCTACTACGACGAGCGCCGGCAAGAGTTCGGCGCGAAGGCGCTGACCGGCATTACCTACGCCGCCGGCGAGGACGTGCTGGTGGCGCGTGACGGGCTGGTCTACGGCAACCGCTGGGTCAACGCCCGCCCCGACATGAGCGCCACGGCGTCAGTCAGTGACGCACAGGTCGCGCCGTGGCTGGATCACTGCCGCAGTCTGATCGAAGAAACATCCGAACTTGAGCATATCTTGGATGTGATGGCGTACAAGGTTCAGCATCCGAACGTGAAGATCAACCACGCGGTGCTGCACGGCGGCGACGAAGGCAGCGGCAAGGACACCATGTGGGCGCCGTTCCTGTGGGCCATTGGCGGCAAGCACCAGCACAACCGTTCGATCATCGAGACAGGCGAGATCAACAGCCAGTGGGGGTACAACCTGGAGGCTGAAGTCCTGATCCTGAACGAACTGCGCGAACCGGAGGCGAAGGAGCGCCGGGCGCTGGCCAACAAGCTCAAGCCGATTATTGCAGCGCCGCCAGAGACGCTGCTGATCAACCGCAAGGGCCTGCACCCCTACGAGATGCTGAACCGGGTTCAGGTGGTGGCGTTCACGAACGACCCGCTGCCGATCACGCTGCCGACGCAAGATCGCCGCTGGTTCTGCGTGTGGTCGCGCGCACCGCGGATGCACCCTGACGAAGCGGCGGTGCTGTGGGATTGGTACAAGGCCGGCGGCTACGAGAAGATCGGGGCTTGGCTGCACTTGCGGGACGTGTCGGCGTTCAATGCTGCCGCCGCGCCGCCGGTGACCGAGTGGAAGCTGAACATGGTCGAGCAGGGCATGAGCGTGGCCGAGAGCTACCTGGTCGATATGATGCGCCTGCGCGTCGGGCCGTTTGCGTCGGGCGTTGTCGGCGGGCCGTTCCACAAGCTGTGTGATCTTTTGGTCACAGAGGGTAAGGTTCCTGCGGGTGTCAAAGTGCCGCAGGCTGCACTGCTGCACGCCTTCAAGGAAGCCGGCTGGACGGACTGCGGGCGGCTGGGGTCGGCTGACTTCCACACCAAGCGGCATATCTTCGCAGCCCCGGAGGTTGCGAGGGTTCATACCAAATCCGACCTTCGCCGGATGATAGAAAACATTGATACCACCGGGGCGAAGGTGGTAGGGATTCATCAACAGCGCACCCCAAACCAGCGCGGTTGATGATGGAAACCCCCGGCGTGCCTCACTGCGCCGGGGGTTTCTTTTTGCTTGGCCCTTGCAACAGAATGTTTGCACCCATAGGATAGCGCCATGACCGAGAAAGAAATCGAAGCCTACTTCGTGAAGCGCGTGAAGGCGCTGGGCGGGTACAGCTACAAGTTCCGCAGCGTGACGCAGCGGGGTGTGGCCGACCGCATCGCCTGCCTGCCGAACGGCCAGACGTGGTTTGTGGAACTGAAGCAACCCGGCGGGCGGCTGTCGCCACTGCAAGATGTATTCGCCGAACAGATGGCGACAGCGCGCCAGCACTACGCCGTGCTGTGGTCGAAGGAAGGTGTGGATTCGTGGGCCAATCGCTTCGCTTAAGACCATACCAGGACGACGCTGCCGACTTCCTGTACGAGCGCGACCGGGCGATGATCCTTGCGCCGGTGGGCGCTGGCAAGACCGCGATCACGCTCACCGCCATGCAGGCGATGCTGAACGACGGTCTGGTCAAGCGGTGGCTGGTGGTTGCGCCCAAGCGCGTCTGTACGGACGTGTGGCCGGTCGAAGCACCGAAGTGGTCTAACATCACGCCGGCGCTGGCGGTTGGCACCCCGGCGCAGCGTAAAGCGGCGTTGGCCAGCGCCGCGCCTGTGGTCGTCATCAACTACGACAACCTTGATAAGCTCGAAGATTTGTCAGGTTTTGATGGTGTTGTGTTTGACGAATTGACGCGGCTGAAGAACCCCAGCGGGAAGCGGTTCAAAGCACTGGAGAAACTTATGTCTACGATGGCGATACGTTGGGGTCTGACCGGGTCGTTTACGTCGAACGGCCTTGAGGACGTGTTCGGTCAGTGCAAGATCATCGACCAAGGCTTGCTGGGCCGCGCCAAGGGCGCGTTCCTCCAGCAGTACTTCCACTGCGTCAACCGCGAGTTTGGCCAGTGGACGCCGGCACCCGGCGCGCTGGAACAGGTGATGGAGCGGATCAAGCCGGCGACGTTCGTGCTTGACCCAGGCGACTACAAGGACAAGCTGCCGCCGTGCCATGTCGTTGAGACGCGGGTTCAGCTTGCGGATCGCGGACCATACGAGAAGATGAAGCGCGACTACGTGGTCAAGTTCGGCGACGACCGCGTCATCGCCCAGAACGCCGCGTCGGTGACGACCAAGCTGCAACAGATGGCGTCAGGGTTCGTCTACAACCGCGAGGGGCCGCTGCCGGTGCATTGGTTCAGCAGCCATAAGTTCGACCGGCTGGCGGAACTGCTGGACGAGAACCAGCGCGCCAACACCATCGTGGTGTACAACTACCAGGAGGAACTAGCCGAACTGCGCCGGCGCTTCCCGCACGCCCAGACCATCGAAGACAAGGATGTGATCGAGCGGTGGAACGCGGGCAAGGTCGAACTGCTGCTGGTGCATCCAAAGTCCGCCGGCCACGGCCTGAACCTCCAGCACGGCGGCTGCCACATGGTGTTCGTGTCGCTGCCGTGGTCGCTGGAACTGTACGAGCAGACGGTCGGACGCCTGCACCGCGGCGGGCAACGCCATGCGGTGTGGGTCTACGTGATGCTGACCGAAAAAACTATTGACGAACGCATCTGGGCGGCCCTTCACGAAAAGCGTGCCGTGTCAGACATAGCGATGAAGGAGTTGAAGAATGAACAAGGTTGATTGGCGGTCGCTGGCCGCCACGCTCACGTCCATGTCGGAGGCCGAGGTCAAGCGCCTGCTGGACGACGAGATGGCGACGCGCCGCCGCATCGGGATCGTGCGCCGCCTGCACCAGCGGTACGCCATGCTGCGTAACGCGCGGGAGCGCGCCGAACTGATGGCGAGGCTGGGCGCATGACGGACGCAGTTAATCCCGACCACTATAAGGTCGGCGGTATTGAGACGATTGACTACCTCCAGGCCAAGCTGTCGCCAGAGGAGTTCGCCGGCTACTGCCGTGGCAACGCGCTGAAGTACATGAGCCGCGCCGGGCATAAGGACGCCACGGTGCAGGAGATCGGCAAGGCTATTTGGTATTTGCAGTGCTGGCGGGACAGTCTGATTCACACAGACACACCCACGTAGAGTTGTGCGTCTCGATTGCCTTCACCGTCTCAGCGGTGTCCGTCTTGCTGTCGTAGCTGATCGGCTTGGCGATGCGGCAGTAGTCACCGACGAGCGCGGTCGAACCTGTCACGCAGCCGGTCAAGACGAGCGGGATCGTCAGCGTCCATAGCGGCTTCAGCCTTGGCAACATTCGCATCAAGTTGCTCCTGTGCATCCTGACGCCCTTGCGCCCGCAGCTTGGCGTTTCCGAAATCGGTAAACACCCGGTCAAGCAGCGACAGCAAGAGCGTCAGGAGTTTGATCACGCCTCAGGCTTTTCCATCAGGAACACGGCGGCAAGCCCAGCCAGACCGGCAACCGCAGCGGAGATGGCTTCCCACTGCACGTCGGTCAGGCCCAGCGCCAGCGCGAGGCTGGCGACGCCGGCGTAGGTGCTAGGCTCTTTGAGCCGGTTCACAAGCCAAGAAACAAACTTCATGTCATTCTCCTTTGGGGTATTGCTTCCACGGTAATTCCCAATGTGGGCCGTCCTTGAAAGTTCTCCAGTCACCGCCCCAGACAATCGGGACTTTTTCGTGCGCCGCGGCAGCCTTCACGATCTTGGCCAGACGGTGATACAGCGGCCAATCCCACGACACGGTGCCGCCGATCATCGGCGCCAGATCGACGGCGTGGCCGGTCAGGTGCCGGGAGTTCAACGTGCGGGTCGCGCCCTGCGCCAGCAACTGCTTCTGCCTGGGCAGCGTCCGCAGCCCCTCCAGCACGGTGAAGTCCAGACTGGACAGGGCAGCAGCGCGGCGAACGACGCGCACCAGATCAGGATGCACGTCCTGCAAGCGGGCGATAGACCGGGGGCCAAGGACAATGCTCATTGCGTAACGCCCATGCGTTTTCCGTACCGGAAGGTATAATACCACAGAAGGTCGATCACAACCCAGCCTTTCTGCGCTTGTACGTCAGGAAGTCCGCGCCTTCCTGCACATCCTCAAACACGCTGACCGCCGGGGCAGCGCCGTTGCGCGGCGTGATGACCGTGACCACTGACTGCCCGCTGCGCTGTTCTGCGAACTGGCCCTTGAGTGCGTAGTCGTCGCTCTCCTTGTAGCCCTTGGCGCGCACCAGCGTGTAGCGCCGCCCGCCTGCGAACTCGCCCTGGCCGGTGCCGAACGTATGCCTATGAAACGCGGCGTAGATGTCGGCGTGTTCGTCAATCATTGCCGCCCGCTTCAGGCCGTGCAACTCGTTGTACATTGAGTGGCCCTTGAAGTCGTGCCGCGCCCAGACGCGGGTGATACCGCCGCACGGCGACGCCAGTTGCAGCTTGGCGTCCCAATCGCGCATCAGGATGCGTTCGGTGTTCATGCCGTCGAAGATGCGTTTGCCGTAGTTCCATGTGTCGTGGTTGCCCAGAATCCACACCAGCCAGTTGACGCCTAGATGCTTCAGCGCCCACTCGACCAGTTCCCAGCCTTCTGATACCGTGGCCGACTGTTCGCCGTACAGGCGTTCAAGCCTGCCCACCCAGTTGTTGATCGAATCACCGCCGTTGGCGCCGTACAGCCCTTCGGTTTCGGCGCAGATGCGCGCGTCACGCTCGAAGCCGACCAAGTCGCAGAACGGGTCGTCAAGGTGCGGATCGCCAAACCAGCAGATGGCGTATGGCCCTTTGATCGGTATCCGCACGGTCTGCCAGGCTTGCGCCTGCGCATGTGCGATCCGCAGCGCGTTGCGCTTTTTCATCAGCGCCAGCCGTTCTGCAAACGGGAGATCGGCTGGCGGCAGCGGGTCTGCCTTGGGCGTGTCGAGCGACAGAACCGCGGCTGTCCGCGCCACATGACGGCGGCAAGCGTTCTGCACCGCCGCACGGCTGACGTTCAGTCGAAGTGCTGCTGCGTTCTGACTGCCGAGATCGGCGGCTAACTCAGCAATTTTGGCGTCGCCCTCTGGGTCAACGTCGTACTGATTGACTGCCATGAATCACCCTACAAAGCAGTCTTTCAGACCGCGGTGGTTAGCTAATCTTCATTACGATAGTGACCAGCAGCATGATGATCGTACCCGCCGCGCCTACGCCGATGTTCTCCAAGCGTTTCAGCCGCGCACAGATGCCGTCATACCGCAAGGCGCACACCTCCTCATGCGTGTTCAGCCGCGCTTCGGTCTGGTCGATGGTCGTCACGTCAGCGCCTCATCAAGTCTGTGTTAGCGTTGGTTGCGTTGCGCGCGTTCTTGCGCCATCACGTTCTGCTGCGCAACAGGCGACAGAACGTAGAAGCCTGGGCCGCCGGGCTTTATAACGCCGCCGGGCTGGGCGGCGCTTACAAGCGCGCGGTTCGCTTGGCGGCGCGTCATTTGGTTGGATACACCTTTTGCGACCGCGCCAGCAGCTTGAAGTCCACCTAAAGCAACAGCACCCTCAGGAGACAAAGTAGCCAACCCGCCATATCCCGCGCCATAGATAGGCAGTTGATCTGCGAATTTGCGGGCGCTGGGAGATAGTTTTCCCAACATTACCAAAGTTTTTTGCGTAGCGGTTCCTTTGACAACTTTCTCAATTAAGTCTTGAGTAGGTTTGTCAAACTTTGCAAACGTGCGTTTGTTTTTGTATATATTACGAAATTCATCCCTTAACGCTTGTGGAAATGATTTAGTTGCGTCCAGCGGCGACGAAGCGTCAGATGCTTTTTTAAACGCATTTTCAATCGTTTCAGTTTTATACCCTGTTGCGCGGGTGGTGCGAGCTTGTTTGATGAGCGCAGCCGCAGCGGCGGGGTCGCCCGACGTTGTCTGCGCTGGCGTCAAACCATCCATAAAGTCATCTATCAGATCATCAATGACCGTGATTACCGAACGTTCGTCGCTGTCAACGCTTGAAGTGCCACTTTTATTGTAGGGAAGATCGCGAATTTTCCTCCTAAATTTTTCCAACATATCAAACGATATTGGTTTGCCAGATTTTACATCAAGCATTTTTAGTGCTTGATTGACTACTTCGTCAGTATCAGGATCATACGGTAAATTTTGTACGCCTGCGCGAACTTGGGTCGCCAAGTCAGTCATTGCTTGCGGGGCAATGTTGACGTTTGCGGCTTTCATTTGTTTGTATAGATCGGAAGACTCTTTTACTATCTCACCCGCAGTTACCAATTTTGGCTTAGGCGTACCGGCCTTGAACCCTGCACCGCCGCCCGCCAGACCCAGACCCAGCAGCGCCGCCGGGTTCGTCACGTCAAGGAAGTTTGACGCAACGGACGGTGCGCCTGCTGCGCCCGCGCCCGCCGCAGCCTGACCGCGAATGTTCTGGCCCATAGCGCGCATGAAGTTCCGCGCCTGGGGTGATGTTGCTTTGCTGGCCAATGTCTGGAAAGCCTTGGCTTGGCCCGCGCCGCCAACGGCGCCGGACAGAACATCGCTGAACACCTGTTCGCCTGGCGTCTCCGGTGCGCGGGTTGCGCCGATGCTTTGGTATCCCTGCTGCATGGCTTCAGACGGTAGCGAGACGCGCTGGCCGCCGAACAGCGGCGCGGCAAGGTTGTAGGCGCTTGTGCCAAGATCACCGAGGCCCAAGGCCAGCACACCGCCCGCAGCGCCAAACGGAGCGCCGACGCCAGCAAAGGGTGCGCCCGCCATCGCGCCCATACCCGCGGCAGTCGCGTAGGGCAGCAGCGCGTTGGCGGCAACGCCGGCCACTTGCGTGGCTTTATCCATACCCGTGCGCGGGGCTTTGGTGCGCGGCATTGCCTTCTCAACAACGCCCAGCCCCGCGTAAGGGTCTGCGCCGCCCTGTTCGTAAGTGCCTAGCCCGGCGTAAGGATCGTTCTGTTTCATTGTCGAACCATGACCTCCCCGTTGTCCGAACGTCTCCAACGCTTGATGTTAGGGTTGGCGCGTACCTGTTCTGGCGTCAAAGTTGGAATTACTGGCGTCTTTTTCGGTGCGGCGTTGCCGCCCTTGGTTGGTGTCTTAGACTCCAGTCCTTTAAGCCGTTCCATTTTAGTTTTAAGTTGCTTCCACGCCGCCAATCGCGTGTCCGCAGGAACAGACGGGTCTTCCATTTTACCTTTCAACCGCTCAAACACTTTGCGGTCTTCGTTAGATATGCCGGCGCCCAACTTGCCGTCTGGCGCCAACGCCAGCATCAAATCAGCACCAATAACTTCAAGCGCGGCAATGTTTTCCATACCGGGGGTAGAACCGCCGCCGTATTCCTTTGGTATGAACGCCATGATGTCCGCGCCCAGTTTTTCCGCGCCGCCGCTTGTCGAACCTTCGATAAGTTTGGCCACCGGGTCGTCCCCAGTTTCAAAATCAAAGCCGGTAATTTCCTTGAACTGCTCAACCGTCCGCGCGCGTTCTGCGGCAGTGGCCGCTTGCTGAATGGTTTTAGGCGCGCCAGCAGGCGCGGTTCCGCCGCCGCGGACAGGTGTTCCGCCGGGTCTAGCGCCGGTTTCAATATCACGCATAGCCGCCGCAAGTACGGGAACTTGCGCCGCGGTAATCGGGGTATCAAGACCAATACCCAGT